AAAGTATTGTTTACAGTATTTAATTTTTCAAAGCCGCCTAATGACTCAACTAGAGCAAAATATTGTTGTTTTATTTTTTCTTGCGGCTCTTTTAATATACCACTATCATTGTATGTGTATCTTGCAGGTGCAATAAAACAGCACGGAGATAATATTTTTTGTGCATCAATATAAATTTCTTTTCCGTATTTTACTACGCAATTAATTTCGGTGTTATCGACCCACTCTTGAAATTTGTCAACTTGTTCTTGGGTAATAAAATTTAAGTTAGTAGTTGAAGACGGTTCTAAATAGTGTGTGATATTTTTTTCTTTATCATAAACTTCAAATTTGTCTGAAGCAATAAATCTCGTACTTGCTTTCATACTAAAGTTTGCAAACCCTAAACTTTGTGCTCTTTGCCTAGCTTCTTCTACTTGATGTTCGTTATGCTTAAAAACAAGCATAGCCCAATCTGCTTTGCCGCCAGCATTTATAAACGCTGTTGCATTTTCAATTACTCTGTTGTAAGTGGTATTTACACGGTACAAATGGTGAGTATCTTCTAATCCGTCAATAGCAAATATTACGCGATCATTGTTATCTAAAACAGAAGCAAGTTCGCTCCACCATACTGGTTTTCTGGCGCCGCCGTTAGTGTGTATTTTTATAGTTACGTGAGGGGCAATAGATTTTGAGTATCTGCACATTTCTATTAAATCATTATTAACCATAGGGTCGCCGTAGTTACCACAAAAATAAAAATATTGTATTTGTTTTAACACCTCTGGGGATATAATTTTTTTGAAATCGTCTAGTGTCCAGTCACCTTCTACTAAATTAGGATTAGGTAATCCTCCGTGATAGTTTCTAGCACACATAGGACAGGCTGCTTGACAACGACTTGTTATCTCTAAATGAATGCCTCTAAGTTCGTCAAATTTAAACACGTTATTTTCTTCCTATTGCCATATATCGATTATACTGTGGCAGTTTTAATGTATAATCTTTTACATCTTGTAACGCAAATTTATTTACTAAGTCGCTAGGTTTTTTAACACAATTTATGTGTTCTTCTAAACTAAAAAAATTATTACTTTGCACAACTACATGACAACCGGGCGGTATATTATTAAACCAAATATTTAATTGCTCATCGGTTACGTGTTCTGTACTAGTATTAATAACAATATCTGGCAAAGTGTCATATCGATACAGTGTCATATCTTTACATACTGCTCTAAATTTGCCTTCCATTTCTTGACGCTTATTAATAGTGTATGCTATGTCTCGGCACTCAGGATCTATATCAATGCTTGTAATTTTTTCAATATTTAATTTACTATTAAACAACAAACTTGCAAGTACACCATTCCATCCGCCATGAATTACAATATCTAAATTTTCTTTAGTAATTTGTTTTTCTAATATTTTTATTAACCACAATTTACTGCGGATTTGTCCTTTCCAAAAACTCTCAAGAGTTCGATCTCTATCCTTACTATCGCGGATAGCATCCATATAAAACATTACATCTTCTATATCAATTTTCATTTATTTTTTCCAATATGTTATAGTAATCACTATGATTAGCCTGTTTTACTATATCAATATAATTTTGTTGATTATAAAATAATTTATTTTTAATTTTTTTAAATTTATCATTTTTTTCAGTAATTGATAGTTTAGAAAATTTTTCTACCTCGTCTATAACCATTTGTGTACGTTTAATTGTATCAGTCTCATTATCATAACTTTCGTCAAACAGCTCGGGAAATGTTTTAAATCCTAAACTTCTTAAATAGGTTAACATACCCGGTGCAGATAAAAGCAAAAAAGGGTGTAAATTAAGAATAGGTTTATAAGTTTTTTCAGTAATAAATCTTGTTGTAAGACTAGTTTCAGATACTACACTAAAATACGTGTCAGTGTAGTGTAAAAGATTACTGTTGTATACATTTGTCATAGCAAATTCATCAGACTTCATGTCTAAAATAATAGGTTTAAAATTTGAACAAAAATCTTCTAAATATTCGTCATATAAATCGTTCTGTTGTAAAATTTCTATTGTCTTATCCATTTCAAATTTAAAATCTAAACTTTGTATATCAGCAAGGCTAACAAAATTGTTAGATACTAAATTTCTTTTTTGTAGTTCTGCTACAGCAAACACTCTATGCGGTCTAAGTTTTCCATTATAAAAAACAAAATCCTTTGTTTTTACATGATCGGCATTAGTTAAAAATTTGTTTACTTCATTAAAATATTCTGTTCTAAAAAAATCTACAGATATTGGCAACAGGAAACTATTTAAATTATTATTTTTTAAAAAGTTTTTATAGTTTTCTTCAAAATCTAAGTCAGCATGAATACAATATATTTTATATTCTAACAATTTGTTTTTTTCTAGTCTGTTGTATAAATTTAAAAACCAGTGATCTAACTCATGTCCTTCCATACTGTAATGTAATACAATTTTTAATCCTTTTTTAAACTTCTCTCTTGCTTGATCTGAAACAAGTTTAAATATATCATCAGTAGTATAAACATTATTTAGGTCAACAGTGTACAAATTTAAATCATTAGTATTCATAGTTGTGCTAATATCTTTCTCAGTGTAAGTAATATTACTTGCTGATAATTTTTCTGCAAATTTTCTATTTTTGTAAACAGCGTTTTTAATAAAACAATTATTTTGTTCGTTGTCATAGTATAATACCACATTCATTGCACTATTTTCCTTTTAGGTATTTTACTATCTGCTGAACTAACACAAGTAGGTGTTACACACTTTTGTGGTTCTTTAAATATTTTAAATCCTTCTGTTAGTGTGCCTAAGGGTCCTTCATGACAACTGTAACTGCGTTTGACTTCATTTTCTCTAATTACAATGCCCTGATATCCTGCATTGCAAATCCAACCTTTAAATTTGTTAAAACCAAATGCGTTAAATCTTTCTGCTTGATCTAATTCGTACATGGTTTTATTTTTATCATATAAAGCAATTTGTGCAATTTTTTCGCCTTGCCACTTTTGCGGGAAACCTTGCTGCATCATATCGATCTGTGTGTTAGTATATCCATCAACTATAAAACTAGCGGTAGGGTCTGATTGCGGTTTTAAAGTTACGTTTATACCTCTGTCAACAAATCTTTGACACCTTTCATAATATTCATCAAACAAATTAGGAACCATAACTTGGTTTATAGTTACAAATACTCCGTTGTCTATTAAATTAAGACATCTGTCACCAAAACTTTCTTCATCAGCGAACTCAGCATGAAAACTTGCAGTTATACTTCTACGTTGTAAACTTTTTGTGTTTTCTAAAAATTTATTCCACCAACTTATTGCTGGAGATAAATTTGTTGTCATATGTAAACTTTGATAATCTGTTTCACTGTCTTGTGCATAATGTTTTAAAACAGCAGCAAATTTTTTGTATGCAGTAGGTTCGCCGCCACTAAAACTAAAATGAAATTGCGTAAAATTATTTGCTCTTGCTTGTTGTTTTATATTGTCTATTGTTGATAGATATAATTCTAAATCTTGATGGTCGGGCGTACTAGAACGTGCATATGGCCAACAATACGAACAATTATAATTACAAAATCTACCTAAAATCCAGCTGACTGTAAACAGAGGACTGTTTAACAAAGTTTGCTGACCAAATTCTACTATTTGATCAAACGGTATGTGATTATAATTTTCCATCAAACTGTTTTTTAAATTTATTTTGTAGCCAAACAAAATCGTTAATTTTTCCTATAGCATTATCATCTTTCCAATGTTTTTCGCCGTACGCTCTACCTGCGTTGGCTCCTGCTATACAGTAACTACCGTATAACTTGTCTATACCTTCATTACACCATACTTCTAATCTATCTTCACTTTCTTTATGTGCTTCGTTTCTATAGTGTCTACTTTGTTTGCACCAACGTGCTAATTTTACACATTCTCTAAATCCACTTTTCCAACTATTAAATTCGTCTGTGTTAAACTTAGTAATGTTGCTAGTTTCTTCTACTGCTTTAAATTTATCACTTATGCTAGTTGTCATATCAGCAGAAGCAGTGTTCATGTTTATCGTTAGTTGAGTTGGCAATAACTTAACTCCGCCGTAACCGTAAACTAATCCATTAATAGGATTCTGACTTCTCCATACATGAACAACATCATGTTCCCACTTTGGTACTTGAAAATCTAATTCAAAGTTTTCTACAAGCTCGGCATCTCCGTCTACTACCCAAAACATTTCTGTATCAACTTTTTGTGCAGCGGCTATATGAGCATTGTGAATTCCTTTGACACCGTGTACTCTTTTTACATTAGGATATTTTTTGCATAAGTTGTTATAATTTTCATCTGCGTTTTCTTCTTGATAACTTATAAACACTATATCATAAGGCTTAGGCTGACTGGCTACAACATTTACTTCTTTTTTGTTTACAATAAACCCGTAGTCCCATTCACGTTTGCTTATCTTGCAGTGTTTGCTACACAGCATAATACCATCTTGATATTTGCCGTTTTTATATAAATGATTTATTTTTCTATCAAAAAGATGTTCTTCATCATACAAATGTTTATACGGGTAATAAGTTTTAAAAATGCTTTTATCTGTTACGTTAACATTGTTAGGTATTCCCCAAAACATTTCTTGTTCACACTTTTCAAATACTTCACAGTAATCATCATAAGTTTTAATATCAAAAATTGGATATAATTTAGGTTTACTTGCAATAACATTATGTTCTTTTGCATTAACAACAAATCTATATTCAATTTCTTTTTTTGAAATAGGAACTGCTTTGCTACACAGCCATACACCGTTGCGACTTTCTACGTCATTGTCTTTGTGGATAAAAGTATGATTTTGTTTTCTATCATATTCGTTGTCGTGGCTAAAATATAAATCTCGTTTAAAATCACTTGCGTCTACATTATTAAAAATAATCCAAAACATTTCGGTATTACACTTTTCTAATGCATTGCAATAATCTTTGTAGTCATGAATATAAAAAGTGTCATACTCTGTCATACCACTTGCAACTATATCCCATTCTTTTCTGTTTACAGGAAATCTATAGTTAACTTCTTTTTCTGTAAGAGGCTGGTGTTTGCTACATAAGAATATTCCGTTTCTTAATTCTTTGTCGCCCACTTTATGTATAAATGCATGATTTTGTTTTCTGTCGTACTCGTTGTCATGTGTAAAATATAAATCTAATTTAAAGTCTTTATCAATTTTTAAATTATTACTCAACATCCAAAACATTTCAGTAGTAGTAGTTTCTAATGCAGTTTTGTAATCTTCGTATGTTTCAATTATAAAACTATCGTACTTGCATGGTCCTGTTGCTACTATGTCGTGTTCTATTCTATTAACAGGAAATCTATATTCAACTTCTTTTTTAGATAAAGGTTGATGTTTACTACACAAGAAAAGACCGTTGTACAAATCATTACAGTGTTTAAAAGCATGGGTTTGTTTTCTATCACTTTGTTCATGATAAGAAACATAAAAATTAAAATCTTTATCTATTTTAATATTAGGTGAAGACATCCAAAATAAATCGCCAGTTGCTTGATCCATTGCTGCGAGATATTCTTCGTATGTTTCTATATCAAAAATTTGATATGGCTTAGGAGTGCTTGCAACTACTTCCCATTCTTTTTTGTTTACATAAAATCTATGTTGTATTTCTTTTTCTGAGACTGTTAGAGTTTTACTAAAAAGCACTACACCATCATAAGATGTATTATTAAGAAAAACATGATTAGTATTTCTAAGTGTATCTAAATTATCAAATGTTTTGTCAAACTTAAAATCTTTAGAGATATCTACATCACTAGGTATTCCCCAAAACATATCAGTTTTAGATTCTTTTTTTGCAGTAATATAATCTTCGTACGAATCTATTGTAAACTGTTCAAAGGGTTTAGGATTACTTGCAACTGTTTTGTGTTCAATTTTGTTTGTTAAAAATCTATAAGAAATTTCTTTTTCTACAACCGGCGATTTTTTACTAAACAAATTTATGCCGTCAAACTTGTTGCCGTTTAACCAAGAATGATTAGAATTCCTATCTGTGCTTTCATGAGGTATATAAAAAGAAAAATCAAAATCAGAACAAACGTCTATGTCGCTGGGCACTCCCCAAAACATTTCTGTTGTTGTTTTTTCTATAGCATCTAAATAATCTGCATAAGTGTCAATAGTAAAGATATCAAACTTTTTAGGTACACTTGCTTTAATTTCAATTATTTTTTTATTAAAGTAAAATCTGTACTCAATTTCTTTTTTTGACGGAGTGTGATTCTTTGGGTGTAATGCAATACCGTCTTTAAAATTTCCGTTACTAAACATATGAATATATTCTAAACTATAATCATCTGCTTGGTAACTAAAATCCCAATCGTCTACTAAATTTAAATCAGGATAAACTGCCCAAAACATTTTTGTTAAACTTTTTTTACTGGCTATTTCAAAAGTGTCGGCTTGCTTAGCCGTAGGGAATTTGGACTTTAAACTATCCCAACTTTTAAGTTTTTTGTCACCAATAAAAATAATGTCATACATAAGACTACAAAATATTTCCTCTAGTGTTTCCGTAGTGAACAACTTTATATTTGTCACTAGTAAAACTACGCCAAGGATCTAAAATTGTGCTGCCTTCAGGTATATCACAATAGAATTCACAGTTTTCTTTTTTATTTGTGTACTTGTATGTGACGGTAGGATTGTGTGCTAGTAAAACAACGCATTGTTCTATTGGTGCTATAACATCATCAGTTAACGGATCAATATAGGACACATCAAATCCAAGTTCAGTTACATAATGTCCTACTAGAGTGCTATAACTTCCGTGAGTGTACGGCACTCCGGGCTTATATGATTTCCCGTGAATGTAGATATTTTTAATTTTATCTTCGGTGGCAAGGTCTACTAGTTTATAAGCCAAATTTTTTGCTTGTGTTTCTCTGGCTTCCATAATACTTTCAAATAGATCATATCCTAAGTTAAGATTATTTGCCATATATCTTAATGCAATATTATCTCGAGGGTGGCAAGCTCCACCGTCCCCCATACCTGCGGTCATGTATTGAGGACCCATAATGCGCATACTGCTGTCTGCTAATGCTTTTGTAACTACATCTACATTTATGTTGCCTTGTTTTTCAGCAACGTCCTGTATCATGTTTACTAAACCTAGTTTAGCACTGATAAATGTGTTATAGAAAATTTTAATGCACTCGCACTCGTCCCATGTACCTATTACATATCTAGGATCATTTTCCATAATAGTTTCGTAAAAGGCTTTTAATTCTTGTGCGTCACCTGTTTCACTTCCGCTTTCT